TGCATTACAATTTTGGCATCGTGGGGTTGGCAGATAGACACTATTCACAACTTCCTGAACGACAACATTTCCACCACATTCGGAACAAGTTCCAATAATTTTATTCATCATGGAATGGTGTCTCCACATCATCAAGAGTATCTAATTTTGATTCATTAATGTAGTGTTGAATATCTTTCAACTGTTTCTTGGCTTCTCTCTTGTGTGAAATTTGCTGCTTACGGATGTATCCCCGATCTTTTTCAAATTCCGGGTAGTAACGATCACGAAAATTTTCTCTATCTTTCATGATGCTTTCGTATCGACACCGAATAATTCTTCTACGAATTTTTCGGTCAGTCCTTTAATGGGAAGTCGTTCGCCCTTAAGTAATGCTTCGAGACACTTTGCCTCCATCGGATGCAGGGTTTCGATCAACTGAATAAAAAGTTCATCCTGCCGTTTTGGGGTGAGATTTGTCGGAACCTCAAAAATATACAGACGACGCAATTCATTCGCAAGGTTAGTGTAAGACATTCCATAAGGAACATCATCGATATTATACTTGGGCATTTCTCGTAGTTGATAACACCAATTGTTTTTCTTATTGATATAGGCTAATTGTAGAAAACTAATGAATGGGTTAGTCGCCCCCATCCGAATAATTTCCTTGCGTTCCGCCTTAGATCCCGCCTTGTCGATCGCCTCAAATAATTCACCAATCGTTCGATTCTGCATTATACTATTTCCTTTATAGTTTTTGAACTAAATTATTTATTCTTTCACGAATTTCTTTAGGTTGTCCATCTAAATCCATGAGCATTTTATTCTGCTGATACCGAGTCAATAGTTTGGGGTCCGACATATCCTCGCGTATGAGAGTATCTAATCGCTTTTTCGTCATCGGGGTTTGCCGGACACCATCATAGAGACAATTTAGGTCGGACAGGACATTTGGAATACAATCCGACGAATCCCCCCGAAGGATTTTTTCTCGTATGAATTGCTTTGAGTCGGGGACCGTGATAATTTCGTTTTTGACGGGATCGAGCGAAGACACCCTCTCACTATGCAACTGATAAAAATCCTTGTCTCTCGAAACAATAAGATGCCGGTCATCGGGGTTATTACGAACGATACCGCCGATAAGATCGTCAGCCTCTAGGATATCATCCTGAAGGATGCACGCCGGACCGGATTTGTAAGTGTCGATGAAAGATTGAATGAATGAGTGAATATAATTCCAGTATTCTTTATCCGTACGAGAATCTTTTCTCTTAAATTTATAATGAGGAAATAATTCTTTTCGCCAATTCTTACCTTTATTATCGGCACAGAACACTACATCCCCGAATCTAGATCCGTAGTTGTAGTGAACATCCTGAATTGTTTTGAAGATTCGAGAAACAATGCGAGAATTTGCCTCGGGGTTATTGAATAACTCCGAACCAATACGGGAATATTCCCCGTAGATTTTAAATATTACAATTTGGTTGAGATCAAAAATAATCATGTGAATGTCTCAATTAAAAGTCCAAGAAATAACAACAACGCAATAGCGATAAATATTCCCTTTAGGTGCTGAAAATCAAATTCTTCGGTTTGCTTCATCGATGTATCTTAGGCAGTAGGGAACGCAGAGTCCACACTTCGTTCCAATTTTAATTTCGTCCTGAGCCTTGTCAAGAGCCCGATCTTTATACTTTAGAATATACGGATCAAGTTTAGATATTTCAATATTATAACATACACATTTAATGTTCATAGGATTTTATATTGACACCTACACTTGACCGCGTGGCCATGATGACCGTCACTAACTTCCCCAGAATCATTACACCAACCACATTTACATTCATTCTTGACATGCTTTCGAGAACCCTCATGAATAGTGACATTTTCCGGTGCGGGCTTTGGTTTAGGTGGATTCTTTGGTGCTTCGTATTTTCCGGTAATGGTATCCATCTTTGCTATATCATTATCCAGTTTGTCTAAAACTTTTTTTACTTTTTCATCTACAAAACATCCGGCATTTTCAAATTCTCTGCCGACGAATATCGAGTCCTGATCGAATCGTCGGATGATTCATGAAGCCATCCCGGATGAGAGCAGTAAGGGACAAAATTCGGTAAATTGGTTTCCGGTGGTGTAGGTGTATGTGGAAAAATGATTTAAGTTGGCTTCTTGAATAAATCCTCAAGATTGATCTTGAGGATTTTCAGCCGGAGGGCGGGGTTGAATAATATCGAGGAGTTCGACCCCGACGATCACATCACCATTATGAAGATCGATATCACAAGCATCTCTTGCATTTGACGCATCGACATATACTTCATACATTGATGGCGTAGTGCTAATATTCTGTTGCGGCGGTCTATGAATCGTTACTTTGTAAATCATTTTTGAATTCCCTTAATAATTTTCTCGCCCGTAGATACGAATCAACTCTATATCTGGCTAACGATCGATCCTCGCAATCACTGTCCAGAAGACCGGTTAGAGAATCTACAATATTATCGCATTGGTTTAAATAATTTTCTAAGAGATCATCGTTCACCACAATCGATCGACATTGCCCCCCGGCACACGGATCATTGATTTTTATAAGACCCTTCCAGTACCCTCAACTAAATTCATATACTTCGCATCAATATCTACTGAAAATTTTTCTCTATCACTCATATAATTTACATCACTTTCATAATGATACAATCTTTATTGATTCGTCCGGTCGGGGTGGATTCCTTAGAGGATATAGACCCAAATTCCTTGCGGATATTACGGATGCCCTCCTCACGAATGGTATTTATCATGGATGGGAGGTAATTTTCCCGAATTCTCTTACAAGAGGACTTCTTTTCGTCAAACCCCAAGAGAGTTGATCCCTTGATGGAAAATCCCTTCGGATCACTCGCCTCAAAAATCGTCACCTGTCGATATCGAGTGTTAAAGATGATGAGTTTAGATGCCCCAATAATCTTACGGGGATCTATCGATTTCAATCCGTTGTACTCGTTTGTTTCCTCAAGGTAGTTCAGTTTAGCCACGACCTTCTCGGGGCTCTTAGGCTTGATCGTACGGCGTTTACGGGCCTTCCTATCACTCGCCCGAGATTCCAATCCGGCAATCGCCGTATCGTAAATTCGAACAATTCGCTTCAACTCGGAATCCGTGTATAGGTAAGCATCACGATATTCCTTATCATCCGTAGAAAGTGCCTCCCGATATTCTTGGCTCTGTTCGGCGATAACCGGAATCATCTGAGATGCGGTATTCGGTCCGATATCCTGAACTTTAATAAAGGAATCAATAGAAAAATAGTTTAAATCCTCGGATTTAGCAATAGTCGAAATATCAAGAACAAAATTATCAATCAGGGTAAGTAATTTGGATGCGGTCGCTTCCGCATTGATAACCAGCGTGCTTTTTTCTGGAATCGACATCTCGACGGTATTCATCCGGCTTACCTCTTGCCGAAATTCTTTATCGAGCCGGAGAAGGAATCCCTTAATTTTACCACCGGCCCAATCGTGGATAGGAAATCCATCCATGAGCATGCGAGTATATCGCCCGTATGGATCGAACATATCCTCCGACATATTTTCGACGACACCAAGGACCGAATCGTTACATGCATTCTTTGCCTTGAGATATTCTAGAATCCATCTCTTTTCCTTTTTCGGGGATGAGAATGTGTTATACCAATTGAATGCCTTGACAACCTGTAGATCGATATCTACCTCATTATCGGCATTACTCTTATCAAAGATCGGTCGCCCCGTAGACAAATTCTGCTGTACGAGTTCCGCTACCGCCTTCGACATACCTTTTTTACGAGCCATAAGAAAAGCCTCCTATACCCATATTATAATAGACCGGTGAATTTATAGAATGTTCCGCTACGGAATAAAATCTATTTGTGTGACCAAGAAACCTACAAATATTTGATAGGGAATATGAAATATCCTCGATATCAATCTTGGATTTCTCCATATCATCATAATCAAAGAATCCTCCACTCCTAGTCTGAACCCAACTCATCCTTGATCTACTTTCTTAAATCCTAGTAAAATCCAGAGAACGATGAGAAATCCCATCACCATATTGAAGACAGAGAAAATATAATACCAGTTATTGATCGCCACCATATCCGCCGCAGCATTTGCGTCTTTTAGACTCATAATCGCCGTAGCGTTGATCATATCATTGGTTACATTTGGAACAAGTATGTATCCGGCAAGCATGGCCAGCACGAAACAAAATAGGACGACGAACCGAAAAATCGGAATTTGATATCCGCCTCTTTGCATACGAATCTCTCCTTCGGGGTTGGGGTGGGTCTAGAAATTTCTCGACCCGAGTTACCAGCATAGGCCACCCACAGTACGAAGTCAAGAAAATCCCGGTAAAATTCTCGGATTTGTGTTAACATCGTGTTAAATGTAACTTTTTTCGACAAAATTGAAAATCCTCTGAGTGGCCGCTGGGGCGAGGAGATAAATACATGTGTTGCCTTGGATTATGATGTTTAATACAAATAATTAAAATCAAGTACATTAATAATACTACTATTAAATTCCCAAAATAGGTTCATAGTTTTAACACCAGAAACCCTTTTCCGAGGAAAATATTCATATGACACGACTTGAGGATCACCAGCGAACCAATATCCAACACACAGCGGATCTTTCAATTCATTTTTTATCAACATATGCTAATGTCATTTCTCAGTCTAATGCTGAATATAATAATTCTATAAAGTGTAGTATCAAGAGTGAAAAATTCATTGCCCGTGCGGAATCTATTCCCTCATGGAAAACATTGTTTTCACCCTCACTAAAAAGATTCAAGTATAATTCTCATATTCGTGCGGTGGAACTTCATGAAGAATCTATCAAGTGTCTGGAAGAAAGTAACCACTACCAAGACATCCTGAATAAACTCAAAATTCCCGATCTTCACGAGATTGAGGCTTGGATATCCTTCCTACCTATCTATAGCATACTTTCAGGAGATTAAACCACCATGCCCGCATATGATTTTAAGTGTACTAAGTGTGAACATCAATTCGAGGTCAATGCGTTTATCGCGGATCGGGAAATTCCACTCGGGGAAAAATGTCCGAAATGTGGTGTGGACAACTGCGTAGAGCGAGACTATAATCCATCTAACACGGTTTCCTTCATCCGACCCGAACGATTGCACGGAATTAAGACCGATGATGGATTTAAAGACCTACTCAAAGAAATTCACAAGAAAACCCCGGGTAGTCGTCTAAATGAAAAATGGTAAATTTACTCACCTAGATCGTTTTACATTTGAGGAATTGCACGCCGAGACTACCGATAAGGGTAGGCGGTATCATGTGCCTTCCTCTGATGGTATGTATCTCTGGTATCCGAGCGTCACGACGGTAGTTGGCTTCGACAAGCAGGAATTCTTCAAAACATGGAGAGAGATTCCCGGGAATGAGGCCAAGATGCAAAATGCTCTGGACCGAGGGAATGCGATCCACGAAACAATTGAAAAATATCTCGACAACGATATTTCGGATTTTTCTATTCTAGAAAACATTGCTCATCGAAATATCTGTAATTTCATGAAACCATATCTGGACAAGATCGACGACATTCTTGGTTTGGAAATTCCTCTCTATTCACACACACTCAAGATGGCCGGGCGATCCGATTGTATCGGATACTATAAGGGCAAACTATCCGTTATCGACTTCAAGGGATCCAATCTTGTCAAGAAAGAAAATTGGATTGAAAATTATTTCATCCAAGCCACGGCGTACGCGATTATGTTCCAAGAGAGAACCGGTGTACCTATTCACAATATTGTGATCATCATTGGGACCGAAAAGGGATTCTGTCAGGTGTTTGAGAAAAAAGTTGTTGATTATGTTGGACTCTTATACAAGACCATTCGTAAATATGAGGATCAAGCGATATGAAGTTTAAATCCACTCGCACTATTAGAAAAGAAGCCGTAGATTATACTATGCCGAAAGAGAACCCGAAACCAAAAAAACTATAATGATATTATTATACAAGATGTTTTCGAATAAAAAAATGAATCCCGACGATTTGACCGGATGTTTTGCAATGCTCTATAAGGTGCTACAAATTGACGACAAGAAATTCTTGGCCAAGACCTTTCATGATAGGGGTTATAATTGCCTCCCCGGATTACAGTATTCATACGATGATAAAAAATATATTCAAATTATATTATTTTGGGATTGCTTTAAATTAGAACATGTATCATCATATGATGGTAGAGTTGAACATTCTCGTCTTGATAAAAGAGATAACAAAGTGATGTTTAAATTTGTAACAAATATATTCCTGAACAAAAGAGCCCGTGTCCAAAACATAATGGAAGCACGAGAATATACCAAGAATGAGAAATGTTTCATGGCCGCTTTAGAACAAATTTTGGACTCAGAAAAGGAAACACAAAATGATGTATAATAAAGAATCCCTCGATGCTCGAATTGTACGATTTCAAGATGATCCCCTCGATCATGTTACGGATGAGACTTACAAAACCAAGATTCTTGATCCATTGTTTAAAGATAGATTTCTAAATGATATTGAGGTTAAGGCACGAAACTATAAATCTCGCGGGGATGAAGTAGATTACATCTCAATCATCCTGGAGTTGTGTGAGAAATATTCTCTCGAACCCGAGGCCGTAAGTTCTCTCATCACGGATAAGATTAAGACTAAGATTTGTAATGAGGCTACGAGTAAAAACCTTCTTAAACATAAGGGTAAGATGCATCGGAAAAATCAAAAGCCCTTGATTGAAAGTGATTAAAATTATGCATACCGCAACCCATACGAAAGAAAATTCATAGATGAAACCAAAAATGTACACATTCTTTACGCCGACCCATCAAGTATTCTACGATGAATTTTTTAAACCCACGGTGCCGGATTCCTTCGATGTGGTTGTCAAACATATTCCACAGGAAAGTTCGACGGGGGCGTTTCATCAGGACGATGGCTGGATGAAGACAATGAAACGCAAGTTAGAATATATTCTTGAAGTCGCCGTGACAGGTCATGAAAATGGTGAGAATTGGTTCGTTCATTCTGATTGTGATATCCAATTTTTTGATGATGTTTATGATGATATCTCTAAGAGAATGGAAAATGCGGATCTTATTGCGATGGATGACGGTATGCTCTGTGCCGGATTCTTTGCTATGCGAATCAATAATGATACAATCAATCTCTGGAAAAATACAATATCCAACCTTGGGAATTACTACAATGACCAGATCGCATTCAATGGGGAATTGCAGAAATTAGCCGGAAAGATTAAGTTTCAAAAATTCCCGAGATTTCAGTACTTCAATTATATGCACACGGTAGGAAAAGATAAAGTTTGGGATCCGAGCATCCGTATAGATATTACCAGAGAACAACTAAACTCGATGAAATTGCATCATGGTAACTACACAATCGGTGTTGAAAATAAACTCAAGATGATGAGGATGATCCGCGATGCTAAGCAATCAATTAATTCGTAAAATATTTCACGAACTAGACACACCTTGGAAAAGATTTCCAGACACTATCGTCAGTAATGATGAGGGCGATTCAATAACATGTGAAAGATATTAAATGAAACGAATTAATATTTACAAGCCTCTTCCGAAATGGGGACATAGCGGCGATTCATTCAGACAAATTTTGGATGAATGGGAACGCAAGGGATATGTCAATCTTTTAGCCAGTCCCGACACCTATGTTTGGTGGGGTGCGAAGAATGGTGTACTACTACACGATCATCCACGAGCATTCCAAGATTATGCCATGCCGGGGTTCACGCTCGGATTATTCGGTAATGAACAATATCCCGATCAACAACCCTGGATATTTTGGGGTAGGCACCCAAAAGTTCTAGAAGAAACATTCAATGAAGACAAGAAAATTCCCCCGAAGCATCGAATTTTTCATTCGACATTCATCGGTAAGGTAGAAAACCAGATTCAAGCCGATAATCGCTTTCAGGCTCGTCTTGACTGGTCGAAGTATATTACTAACTTCCATGTTGTCAAGGGTCTACAGACACCCTATCCTTACAATGTTCATGACTATCTCTATATTATGGCTCGATCTAAATTTTCCGTGCTTCTTCCCGGGTTTGGTCCGAAGTGCAACCGAGACATAGAAACGATTGCTATGGGTGCCGTTCCGGTTGTGACGCCCGGGGTTGATGTGACCTATTACAACGAATGGAAAGAGGGTGTCAATTATCTTCGTATGACAACCCCCGAGGATTTTGAAAAAATCTACTCAACCCCGAATGAAAAGTTAGAGGAAATCCAAGTCAATAATTATGAGTGGTATCAAAATAATTGCACCATCGAAAGTTCATTCAGAGTAACTCAGCAAATTATTGAGGAAAATTCATAATGTATAACAATATTAGTCCGGAAGAAAAACAAAGGTTTGTTGCCACCGGAAATGAAATTCTAAAAAATAAAATTCGGTCCGGGGATGTATTCTTAGCGGGAAAACTTGGGGGGACGGAATGTCGTCTTCTCGCCGAATATTGTCGGCACGATCTTACTTCTACGACTAGTATGATAGCCTTCGCCAAATCAAATGGGCTTGTTCATCCAATTTCGGTGTCCGCAGGAATCTTTCCCGCCACCAATGATTCGTACATGGAATATTGTCGGACGATGGTTGACGGTCTGAATCAGTTGGACATCACGGCCCCATGGAACCACGGTAAGAGCGTCGGGGAGGAGTTGGTGTACAAGAGGTCGGGTATAAAATTAAATCAAAACTGTACACCGATTATTATGCGTTCCTTTGATCCGATTCAAAAGGACAGTTGGACAAAGTACCTAGAGGGGGGTGTTTGTATTATCTCGCCTTTCACTAAAACTATTCGATCTCAAATACAAAGGTCAACAGATTGGGATAGCGAATCGTGGTTGCCGGAAAATACCAGAGAATCATACATCACAACAAACTACGCCCGTCCACTTCGACGAGACGGATATCGTAATTGGCAAGAGGAATTATCGGAGATTGAAAATTGTCTTGATTGTCTTCCCGTCAAGACTGATTACGCTCTTATTGCCGCCGGTGGATTAAGCCTTCCAATCGGATTTGCATGTAAGCAACGCGGAATATCGGCAATACATATGGGTGGTGCATTACAACTCATGTTCGGAATCAAGGGGCTGAGATGGATGACCAGTTCGGATCATACACAATTTATGAATGATGGATGGGTAAGTCCATTCCCGGAAGAAATGCCGGATCATCCGGAAAATTTTTCAATCATTGATGGCCCCTGTTACTTCTGAGAGAATATACGATGGAAAAAGTATGCGTAATTCTGACTGTTTACAAAAGAAATCATCTCGAAAAGCAAGTCAGAGCGATTTTAGATCAGCAGAATGTAGATGTGGATATTATTGTATATCAAAATGAATCCCACATTGATGTTTCAGATATTATTAAAAAATATAATTTAAAACATATTCATAATACTAATATTAATAGCAAATTTCATGGAAGATTTACAGTCCCGCTATACACCAATTATCCTTGGTACGCAATATTTGATGACGATACTATTCCTCAAGAAAATTGGTTGAATCACGCAATTTTAACATCAAAATCTTATGATAATACTCTTGTCGGGTCGAACGGACGATTTTATAAGCGGTGGGGTGGCGTTGGAGATGGTTGTGTGGTTAGTATCGCTACTCAATGTGATATTGTGGGACATTGCTGGGTATTTCCTCGCAAATTAATTTTTTCCATGTTTCGAGACGAATCATATACTTTAGATAATGGTGAGGATATCCATTTTTGTTGTGCAATTAGTAGACATAATAAATTGCGTCCGGTTGTCGCACAACAAAAGCACGGCGATGGAACTATGTCCGATACTCAAAATACTCTAGGTCATGATGAACACGCATCGTATAAGAAAAATACCCACCACAATCTTAGAGATGAAATATGTGAGCATTGGAAAAAATTAGGATGGAACCCCATAAATGATAAAACCTAATGTAATTAATAATAATGGTATAACTATCAATGATGGTCGGTACCCTCAATGCGGATTAGGAAATAAGTTGCTCATGTATTGGAATCTCCGGCAAGAGGCTAAGCGTCTTGGGGTTCCTTGGTATATGAATAGAGATGAGGATATTGAATCCGTTTTAGTTGGTGCATATAATCATCATATAACACGGGATGTCATTAGTAATATTCCTCCGGTCCTCGGGGATACCTTCTTTGATCATTATCCCGATCCCATGCCTACAGAGAATATTTTTTCTCTAAGAGATAAATCGGTCGGTCCTCCATATGGTCCCCATAATTCCAAATGTGTGATACATCTCCGCGGTGGTGATTTTCGTTATTGGAAAAATGGGGAAGGAATGTTGTCTCTGGATTATTATATTCAAGCATTTGAATCAATTTACGATAGTAGTGATATGGAGTTTACAATCGTAACAGACGATTTACAACACCCGTTTGTAAACCAAGTACACCAACAAATATATACTACATTACAATACGATCTTAGACGAAAAGCGTATATACAAAAAACCTCGGTAGCGAATGATTGGAATACCATTCGAAAAGCCAATATTGTGATATCATCACCATCTACATTTGCGATAACCGCATGTATAGCGAGTCGGTATAAACAAAAGATCATACACTCAAAAAAGTGGGTTGAAGATAGAGTATCAGAAAATGATCCGTTTTGGGTTGGATTATACGCCGGGGGGAATAAAAATTATTCTTGTGATAAATTAATATGAAAAGTTATATTAAAACTTATTTTTATGCCGATTATGAATATGATTATCTTGATTCTCAGTTAGATGAATCTCGTGATCATGTCGATCATATGATTCTCTGTGAGTTTGATACTCACCATACCGGTATGAAGCGGGATTTTATTTTTGATATCAATAAAATTGACGAGCAACACCGGGATCGGGTTCTCTATTATCCGTGTAGTGTTCATGGTAAGGAATCCGTAGAGGCTTACAACGACGAGGCGGCAATTCATGCGGTGAATGAGCCGTTGATGCGTTCGTATTTTACTAAACTGATAAATTTTAGTGATGATGATATTCTCATATCCGAAGATGCGGATGAAATTGTCTACGGATCATCATATGATTTCCTTTATGGTATGATCTCGACACCTATCCGATTGTCTATGAATCAATTTTTTTATCATAGAAATTGGTTGTGGAAAAATCAAAATTTTGAATCTGCTATCATCACTCGATACGGATATCTTAAAAATAAAAATTCTCAATGGAGAGATGCGGACGGGTGGCGAAGTATTCATAATAGTACAAAAGTTGGTGGTCATTTTTCTTGGTGTATGTCGGTTGATGATATGTTAAAAAAGTTGGATTCATACTCACATCCAAAATATAGATTTTGTGCGGATCGTGATATGCTTAGGAACGCTATAAATAATCGCGAGTACCCATTCGATCCCTCTAAACAGTTTGAAATTGAGGAATTAGAATGGAATGATGCACGAATACCAGCGAGATTGAAAAATGATCAACATTCTGATTTGCTACGGAACCCGGCCTGAATACATTAAATGTAAACCCTTGATTCAATGTTTACGAAAAAATGAAAAGTTTAATGTAAAAACTCTCTATGTCGAACAGCATACCAATCTTATAGAGGATCATGTATCCGACTATTCGTATCGGTGGGATCAGAAAACCGATAACCGACTCAATGATATTATTTCCAATATTGTTCTCTATACATTTGAGGAACAGTTTGATTATGTCTTAGTTCAGGGTGATACCGCAACGGTCTTTAGTATGGCACTTTCGGCATTCAATCAACAAATACCGATTATTCACCTAGAGGCCGGGATGCGAACATGGGATTTATCCAGTCCCTATCCGGAGGAGGCATATCGCCAGATGATATCTCGGATCGTCGATATTCATCTATGCCCGACGGAAAATGAAAGACAAAATTTACTCTTAGAGGATATTGATACTACAAAAATATTTGTCGTAGGTAATACAGTTTTCGACAACATCAAACACCTACATCCAACAACCAACAATAAAATCTACATCACTATGCATCGCCGGGAAAATAAAGAATACTTCCTAGAATATTTCGATCAATTTAAATTTTTAGCGGACAAACATAAAGAATATGAATTTATCTTTCCTATGCACCCCAATTCACGATCGGAATATGAGTCATACTTTATCAGTTCCGGTATTCAGGTTACGGATCCGATTCCCTACAATGAATTTGTCGTCAATTTAAGTAATTGCCGGATGGTGATTACGGATTCTGGTGGGGTCCAAGAAGAATCGGTATTTTTCAATAAGCCGGTCGTCGTGTGTCGCTCGCATCTCGAACGACATCTCTGCGAGGGGCGTATGTCATTCGCCGCTATCGACCCCTCTCGCGTCCCTGAATCCTTTGAGATGGCTTTGGGCGTCACCCGGGGGATCGAATGCCCCTACGGAGACGGTAACGCATCAATTAAAGTGATGGATGCAATTTTATATCATTGGGAGAATTTACGATGAGTGGTTACGAGGTCGCCGTCATGTATCAGGGATTACGAAATCATTTTACAACCGATTCGTATGACTACATCAAATATAACGGTAAGGTGAATCTAACACAAGAATCTTTCAAGGTCAAGCGAGAACGATGGCAGTATGAGAAAATTTGGCATAAGTACCAACAAGATAGTTTCATCTTTCTCTTGAGTAATTTTATTAAGGATTCAAATTTTTGGGTTGGGAATGCCTTGAAGGACGCCCATAATAAAAATTTTATTCAGTTTAAATCCTATCTTACATCTAAAAACTATCTCTTTTAGTCGGACATCAATCTTTTGTTCGATTGCTGTCAAGAGAAGAACATCGAATTTGATGGGCTCTTTGCCTTTCCTAAATCGACTCATCCAATTTTACTACAACTCATGCTGCATGATAGAATACACTACCTAACATTTTGCTATCTCAATCATATTTTAAATTTTAAAGATATATGGGATGATAAGATGATGGCCGATCCGATATGGGGTCTGGAGTCATCTCGGCTTGCTAAAACAGGCCCATTTTTCTCGTATTTCGAGGATAAAAAGGCGGTTCTCAACCGTCTCAGGACGGATTTTGCTCTAAATACATGATACAACCAACACCATTTTTTGAAAGGCTCGTACCCAAAAAATACCAATAAACATAATCAATAAACATAATCAATAAACATAACCAATAACAGCACAAGATCAATCACAATAAACAAACAACAAAAGGAATTTACAAATGGCACAGAGTTTTTCAGAATTAAAGAAGTCAAAAGTCAACCTAAAAGAAAAGATCGAGCAACTAAGCACTACTAAGAAGAACTACATGGATGATCGTATCTGGACCCCGAAGGTAGATGCGGCGGGAAATTATAGTGGTATCATTCGATTTCTGCCACCCCCACAAGGCGAGGAAAAGGAATATGTTCTTCGATACAATCACGGATTTAAGAATGCGGCGGGTCGTTGGTTCATCGAGAACTGTCCGACTACACTTGGGCTGCCGTGTCCGGTCTGCGAGGCAAATTCGGTATTGTTTAACACC